ATCATGGAAGATACTGCTGCATGTATTGAAAATCTTGATTTAGTAATCACATCTTGTACAAGCATAGCTCATCTCTCTGCTGCTATGGGAAAGCCTACGTGGGTGATAGTGCCTGTTTTACCATATCATGTATGGGCGTATGGTGATCAACACAGTCCGTGGTATCAAGATACAACAAAAGTATTCAGACAAAAAACATTTGGTAAATGGGATCATCCATTTGATCGAATTGAACAGGAGTTAGTAGATTTATTTCCGCAAGACATAAAAAAACTACAGCAAGAACAAATTTGATTTTTTAGTTAACAACATGAGTAATTATTATGGAAAAAACCCTTCACTTCATCTCTGGTCTTCCAAGGTCGGGATCGACACTGATCACCAACCTACTTAAACAAAATCCACAAATACATGGAGAGTCTGTAACCTCTCTTGCTTCGTTATTTGGGAGCGTCAATGCTTCGTGGAGTAATATAGAGGCAAATCAAGAATATAATAACGAGCAATCAAAAAAAGGTGTAATGAATTCGATGCTACATGGGTATTATGCTCATATCGACAAGCCAATAGTTTTTGATAAAGATAGAGGTTGGATAGCACTACTCCCACAATTAGAAGCAGTGCTTGACCATAACGTTAAGATATTAGTATGTGTTAGGAATCCTGCTGAGATACTTGCATCTTTTGAAAGATTGAGAAAAGATAACCCGTTATTTTTTACTAGATCAGATGCTACATTGAGAGAAGGATCAAACATCAGTTCAAGAGCTTTTTATTATGCAGGTCCAGAGGGTGCAATGGGATTGGCACATAGAAATTTGAAAGATGCGGTTACTATGGGATATCTTGATAGGTTACTATTTGTTGATTACAATAGATTTTGCAGCACGCCAAAAGCCCAGATGAAACGAATATATGATTTTTTTGAAATGGAGAAATTTGATCATGATTTTGAAAAGATAGAACAGCATGAAGAATACAACGATCTTGCTGTAGGTATCCCAAACCTTCATAAAATTAAACCAACACTAGATAAAACAACTGTCAATTGTGTAGAATATCTCGGTCTTGATTTGTATGAGCAATACAACCGGGAGATATTTTGGAACGCCTGGGTATAATAATATTATATTCTTTATACTATAATTACCAACACCAAATTTGAAAAAAAGTAAGGATAATAATTGTGACACCTGAACATAAAAAACTAAACATGGGATGTGGATTCAAAAAGTTGAATGACCACTGGAATGTTGATATATCACCAAAATGTAATCCGGACGAGGTACTTGATCTTGAAATCACACCATGGCCGTATGAAGATAATTTATTTGATAAGATAACTGCTGATAATATTCTTGAACACTTGGGTCAAAATCCTAAAGTATTTACAAATATTATTAAGGAGATGTATAGAGTAAGTAAAGATCAAGCTGAATGGTACATTAATGTACCGCATCATCGTTGTGATTTGTTTTGGGATGACTATACTCATGTAAGAGTACTTACAGCAAAAACTTTTAAAATGTTTGATCAGAAAACGAACTTTGAATCAATTGCTAAAAAATTAAGTGATAGTACTTTTGGACTATATCACGATGTTGATTTAGAAGTGGTCGATGTTACCTACGATATTATTGGATACTGGCTCAACCAACAACAAGAAGGAATGATAGGTTCAAAGGAACTAGATATAAAACTTAACACTTTATCCAACGTTGCGGAAAGTGTTAATATTTTTATAAAGGTGCATAAACCAGGAAGGTTTCAAGACTGGGCCAAGTCACAGAAAGGTTGATGCTATGAATCTTGATTTAATATCTACTGTTGATATGGGTAGAGAGAGATCTAGAACGAATATTAGTTTTCTTTTTGAAAAATATGGTATTCCTAATACAATGATTGAAGTTGGGTGCTTTGAAGGTGTGACTACTTTTTGGGCAGCAAGTATAGGAAAAATTCATAATGATAAATTTAAAATATATGCAATAGATCCTCACACGACACTGAACGATAATGAAAAATTTAATTTTACTATCATTAAAAGAACTTTTGAGTTTAATCTTAGCAAATCACCTGGTAATGTAGTTTACGTCAATAAGTTCAGTCATGAAGCTTTGAATGAGTTAATATATCAAAAAGAAAAAGCCGAATTCATATTCATAGACGGAGACCATACTTCAGCTGCAGTGTTAGAAGATATGGTTTTATCATGGAGGCTTTTACCAGTTGGTGGTGTAATGCTTTGTGATGATTCTATTGGGTGGAAGTGGATTAATGCAAATGGAAGCGCACCTGTGCAATTTTCTCCAAGAATGGGCATTGAAATGTTTATTCAGTCTCACTGGCATCAGATAGAGCTAATACACCTTCCTGACAGCTTTCAGACAGCTTTCATTAAACTTCAAAACTGATGGTGAATCGTTTAAGCATAAATACTCCAAAGAATAAGGAGTAAGCATGGCGTCCCCAACTACCAGATCAGAATTCAAAGCATACTGTCTCCGTAAGCTCGGAGCACCGGTGATAGAAATCAACGTGGAAGATGACCAGGTTGAAGACCGCATTGATGAAGCTCTAAAGTATTACTGGGATTATCATTTTGACGGCACTGAGAGAATTTACTACAAACATCAAGTAACATCAAATAATATATCTGATGGTTATATTGTTTTGCCTGAAAACATTATTGGTGCTGTGAGAATTTTCGATGTAAGTGGTTCTATGGTTACTAATAATATTTTTGATATTAGGTACCAAATTGCTTTGAATGATATGTATACTCTTACATCAGTTTCAATGATCCCATACTACATGGCATTTCAGCATATTCAACTATTAGAACAGCTACTTGTTGGCCAACAACCAATCCGCTACAATAGACATAATGATAGGTTGTATGTAGATATGAACTGGGATAAGGTAAATGTAGGTGGTTATATAATTGTTGAGGCGTACCAAGTTCTGGATCCTGAAGTCTACACCGATGCGTGGTCTGATAGATGGTTGACTAGGTACGCAACTGCACTCATTAAAAAACAATGGGGAACTAATCTTACAAAGTTCACTGGAATGCAGTTACCAGGTGGAGTTCAATTCAACGGTGATAAGATCTACAATGATGCAGTTGCAGAAATTGAACAAATGGAAAAAGACATGGCAACTTCTTATAGTTTACCAGCCTTTGATATGATTGGTTAAGGGGTAGTAAAATCGCCACCTCATTCTACTTTAACAACTTTGGTGCAAGCCAAGAACAACTACTAATTGAAAATTTAGTTGTCGAATCAATCCGTATGTACGGGCATGATTTATACTATCTTCCTAGAACAAGAATCGAAGATGATTTGATATATGGAGAAGAGACATACTCTGAATTCAATTCTCAATATTTTGTTGAGATGTATATCAAGAACGTTGAAGGTTTTGCTGGCCAGGGTGATTTTCTATCCAAGTTCAATTTAGAGATAAGAGACCAGGTAACATTCACAGTTGCAAGAAGAACGTTTAGTGAAGAAGTAGGAGCTTATACTACTTTTGTTAGACCAAGAGAGGGTGATTTAATATACTTCCCACTTAACAACAAGTTATTTGAGATTAAATTTGTAGAGCATGAAGCCATCTTTTACCAATTGGGAGCTTTGCAGACGTTTGATCTCACTTGTGAGTTGTTTGAATATAGTAATGAAATATTCAACACAGGTATTCAGAAGATAGATGAGAAACAAAAAGATCTTACTTTCAATCTATCCGACTTTGCTATCAAGACTGAAACCGGTTTTGCTATTGCGGATGAGGATATGAATGATCTCGTACTTGAATCCTTCAGTCTCGATACCCAAGATCCGATATCTGACAACACAGAGCTAGAAACTGAGGGAGATTCTATTTTAGACTTCAGCGAGATAGATCCTTTTAGTGAAGGTGGAAATTATTAATGTTTAATCAAGTTTTTTATCACGATACTATCAAAAAATATGTTGTTCTTTTTGGAACAATATTTAACGACATTTATATTAAGAAGAGTGACGGAACTGATACAACACAGAACATAAAAGTTCCTGTATCATATGGACCTAAACAAAAGTTCATATCAAGACTTACTCAGGATCCAAATCTAACTAAGCCAGTTGCAATACAGCTTCCTAGGATTGGGTTTGAAATGACAGATATAAGTTATGCATCAGAAAGAAAACTACCAACAATCAACCGAATTGCTGTTCAAAATACTACTGATCCAAATAAATTATCATATCAGTACATGCCTGTGCCTTATGATTTCAACTTCAGTCTTTACATTTTAGTCAAAAATGCAAATGACGGTACAAGGATTCTTGAACAAATTCTTCCATTCTTTACCCCAGATTGGACTGCAACGTTAAATTTAGATTCTTCGATGCAGCATAGATATGATATTCCCATTGTTCTTGATGATGTTAGATCCGAAGACACATATGAGGGTAATTTTGTGGAGAGAAGAGTGCTCACATGGACTCTTAACTTTACTCTCAAAGGTTATATATTTGGACCTACACGTAAGTCTGAACAAATCAAGACATCTATTATCAATCTATATAATATTGACAGAGATAGTTCATTCACAGCAGCTGTAGGTAATACACAGCTCCAAGATGTAATTACCACAATACCAGTAGTTGCTGGTAAGACATTAGATCAGATTGAGGCTGATGATGATTATACATTTAGTCAGACAATAGAGCAGTTCTATGAACAATGATCCAATTGGAGATGCTTTGAATATGAACCCTTTGCAGCCACTACTAACCAGTTCTCAGAGAAAGTCGTTGGTACCGACAGACTACGAGTATGCTCGTGGAAGTATGATTTCTGTTATTGAAAAGGGAAATGAAGCACTGAGTGATATGCTCAGTGTTGCACAACAAAGTCAGCAGCCAAGAGCATATGAAGTCGTTGCTACTTTGCTAAAGACGATTGCAGATACTAACAAAGACTTACTGGATCTTCAAAAGAAGCATAAAGATATTGAAAATATGGATGGTCCGCAAACCCCTCAAACAATTAATAATAACCTATTTGTTGGGTCTACTGCTGAACTTCAAAAATTGATTAAACAACAAAATGAACAAGAATGAGATATATCTTGGTAACAAGAATCTAAAGAGAACAGATGTAAAGGTTGAGTTTACAAAAGAAGAGATACAGGAGTATATTAAATGTGCTCGTGACCCTCTTTACTTCATTGAAAATTATGTCAAGATTGTAAACGTCGATCATGGTCTCATAGCTTTCAAGCCTTATGACTATCAAAAAGATATCATAAGATTGAATGAAAGAGAGCGTTTTGTTATATGTAAGATGCCTCGTCAAGTTGGCAAGACTACCACAGTTGTTGGTATTCTTCTACACTCAGTACTATTCAATGAATTATATTCCGTTGCCATACTTGCTAATAAGGAAGCTCAAGCACAAGAGATTCTAAGCAGGATTCAGCTTGCTTACGAGCACTTGCCCAAATGGCTACAACAAGGGGTCAAGGAATGGAACAAGACATCTATTGAACTTGAAAACGGTTCGACCATCTTAGCAAGCTCGACAGCATCAAGTGCTATTCGTGGTACATCTCAAAACTTTATTTACTTGGATGAATTTGCATTCGTTCCTAATGGAATCCAAGAAACCTTCTTCTCATCTGTTTATCCTACCATCTCTTCAGGTACAACAACTAAGGTACTGATTACTTCCACACCTAATGGATTGAACCTATTCTATAAGTTATGGGTTGATAGTGAGAATGAACGCAACTCTTATAAGAGAATTGATGTTCACTGGTCAGAGGTTCCAGGTAGAGATGAGGCCTGGAAGGAAGAAACTATTCGGAATACTTCCAAAGAACAGTTCCGTCAAGAGTTTGAGTGTCTAGATGGGGATACAGAGGTTGAAATACTTATTGAAGGAGTATCCAAGAAAGTTGCAATCAAGGATCTTATAAATATTAATGAATGCTAATTTCTGGAGATTTGATGAATTATAGGAGATTGTGGGAAAGCCATTACGGTCCAATACCTAAGGATGAGGAAGGATTTTCCTATGAAATACATCATATAGATGGTGATCACAAAAATGACAGCATAGCTAATCTTAAACTGGTCACTATAAAAGAACATTTAAACATACACTTACAGCAAGAAGATTGGTTTGCCGCTGCTCTTATAGCAAAAAGGATTGGATTAGGACCCGATTACATATCCAACCTTCAGAGAGGAAAAAAACGACCTGGTGTTGGCGGAGCTAGAAAAGGTAATATTCCTTGGAATAAAGGAAAAAAAGGATGTTTTGAAGAATCTACCATACAATTATTTAAAGAAACAAGATCTGGTAAAAGATATGGAAATGTCAAAGTAACGGATGATGAATGTTTGAACATATTGAATAATTACAATAAAAGACCAATGCTTGACGGTGAGGGAAAGAAATCTGCAAATGGTAAAACACTAACGTATGAGAGGTTATTTGCAAAAAAGTTTCACAATCAATACAATATAACTGAGGCTCAGCTCTACAATATTATTACTGGAAAACGTAATGTTTTATAATATCAACGACAAACTTATAAACACTTCTGAAGGATTTAAGA